CCACACCCTGGCCGAGATCATGGAGGACTCGACCGATGACTGAACCGAAGAAGGACCTGGACACACCGCAGAAGATCCGAGCAGCGTTGTTCAAGTGGGTAATCCGAACAAGCTACCACCGGGAGAAAGACGCGGTGCAGGACATCCTTGACCGCATCCCCTCGCCCGACGCTGGCGAGCAGCCGCGCGACGAGGCGGGGCTGCGGGAGGCTGCGACATTCGTCGAAGCCCTCGGCCCGATCATCGATCTCTTGGAGCTCGATGGCTTCGACGGCGAAGCGGAGTGCCTGCGGGACCTCCGCGCCGCCCTCGCCGCCCACCCGGCGCCCGCGCGTCCGTGCCGCTGGGGGCTCGACGGCGAGGACGGTGTCTCGGGTGACGCGGTCTGCCGAGAGTGCGGCCAGAAAGGCACCGGCCCCTACGTCTCGACTGAGTGCCCGCGCGCCCACCCGGCGCCCGCCGCGCCTCCCGAGTCGCCGTGGAGGCCGATCGAGACGGCGCCGAAGGATGGGACGCCGATCTGGCTCTCTGACGGCGAGGCGCGGTTCCCGCTCGTCGGGTGGTGGGAGGAGACGGACGAAGAGGACTCAGTGCCTACTGGCTGGTGGCACGACGCCCAGCGGTTCTTCACCCCGACCCACTGGATGCCGCTCCCCGAGCCCCCGGAGGCCGCCCAATGAAGAACCTCGCCGAAGCTCTCCACACAACCCGCATGACCGCTTGGGCCCAGTCCTCCGAGAAGGACCGCTCGACAGCCAAGGCGACGAAGGTGATCAACCTTGTCGGCATGGACTTCCCGCTGACTCACCTCGACCAAGCCACGCTCGACCGCCTGTACGCCCAGGTCGTCGAGATGGACGTCAAGGACACGACGAAGCGGTCGTACCTCATGGCCTTCTCTCGCGTCCTCAAGACCGCCAAGGAGTACGAGGCCGTCCCACAGAACCTCAAGCTCCGGACGATCAAGGTCGACAACGACCGTCACCGGGTCCTCTCCAAGGACGAGGAGGAGCGCATCCTCCTGGCCCTGACTCGGATCCCCTTCGCCCGCGAGACGAGCCGCACGATCGCTCTGACGGCCACCGAGTTCCTCCTGGAGACCGGTCTCCGGATCGGCGAGCTGTGGGCTCTCCGGCCGGACGACAGGATCACGGTCGACACACACCTTGGGCCTCGCGAGGCCGTCCGCGTCCGCAAGGGCAAGGGCCGGAAGTTCCGAGTCGTCCCTCTGAACCAACGAGCGATCGACGCCTGGGACACCATGATCATGGTCGGCTCCAAGTGTTCGTCCGTTCCGCGTCTCTGGGGGCAGATGAAGGTGGCCCACTCGAACTACTGGAGGTGGTTCAAGGTCGCCAAGCACTTCGCGAACATCCAGGATGAGACGCTGGTGCCTCACTCCCTCCGACACACCTTCGCGACCCGCTACCTCAACCGAGGGGGCCGCATCGAGGTTCTCCAGAAGATCCTGGGGCACTCAACTATCGGTCAAACGACCCACTACGGTAGGTTGAACCCCGAAGGGGTCGTCGGTGGCTACTTCTCGTTGCGCCAGGACGAGTAGCTCCTACCATGGGCTGGGTCGGCCGGGGGAGCAGGGAAGCGCTCTCGGCTGTTCTTCGAAGGGACGACATGGTTGGCTCCTCGCTTGCTCCGGCAGGCGGGGAGCCTTTTTAGTTCTCTTGCATCCTATCTACAGGACAGGACAGTCCTCTCCTAAGTAGTCAGGGAGGGAGACTCTCGAAGAGAGAAGATCCCCCTGGAGTCTGGGAGGAGGAGTTAGTCCTGAACGTAGCTACTCCCTCCTACTCACTCTCAGAACTCTCTATGGCGACTCTCGCTACCGTCTACGGCGCCGTGCCCGACATCCCGACCCAGGTCGTGAACGTCGTGGTCCCCGTCCCGCCGGCTGACGCCGACTCCTTCAACTTCCTCCGGAACGTCTCGCCCTACACGATCCGGTCTGCGGCCGACGGCGGCACCGACCTCGTCACCGACTGCCGGCCCAACGGGTACAAAGGGGGTCCCTTCAACACGGACGACCTCCGAGGGGTGACGAGCGTCGTCCTGGAGACCGTCGCCACGAAGGCCCAGATCGAGGCCGGCCTGACGATCACGGACACCGAGAGTCCTGGAGACACGGCTATCGTTCCGGACCCGCAGATCAACTTCCTCGCCAACATCCAAGGGATCAAGGTGACCGCCGTGGGCGCCGACGGGCGCTACTCGGCGACGGCGAAGATCGACTGGTCTCGCACGAAGATCGGGAAGACCTACGTCCGTTCGCGCCTCATCCTCCCGATGGCGGCGATCGATCCCGGCTGCGTCCACGGCAAGGTCGGCACGCTCGAAGGCTTCATCACCTACCACACTGGTATCGGCGTCGCTGACTTCGACCTCGTCTGGATCAACGCCGACTGGGAAGACCCGCAGGGTCTGAACCACTTCGAGGAGATCCTGTTCGAGGTCCCGGACGGCTTCCGTCTCAAGCCCAAGCAGGCCACGCCGTACACGAACGAGGGCGCCGGCACCGTGAGCTGGCTCAACGCCAGCGACGGGGGCAACGACTCCGACACGTACGCGTACCGCTCGCAGAGCGCCAAGGTGCTGCGCTTCTCCGTCTTCGAGGACGTCAGCGACGACTTCCCGACGTGGGCGGACGCCTGGGTCGAGAACAAGGGCTACTACAGCGTGTCGGGCAACTCGGCTACGGTCACGGACCAGAACGCCCACAACCCCGACTCGCCTCTCCTGTTCCACGGTGGCATCCTCCCGCAGTACGGCGACGAGCTGGTCGCCTTCGACGAGGAGACGATGGACGACCACATCGCTCGCGTCGTCGCCGGCACGACTCACGACTACTGGGGCGGCGATGTGGACGGCTTCTCCGGTCGAGCCCACCGCGTCTATCCCAAGTTCGGCGGCGTCGCCACGGGGATCTTCGTCGGTACGGACTGGCACGCCCAGTTCATGCTGACCAACGCTCTCAACCGCGTCGCCTACCTCTGGGCCTTCACGGAGAACGTCGTCGACCGCCACCACGTCTTCGTCCAGTACAAGGGGCAGCCGGCTTCCCGCAACGCGATCATGACGCGCTTCGGCGGCAACCCGAAGATGACCGTCGAGTCCGACACGCAGGACGCCAACAAGGCCGTGGCTCACTCGTGGACCAGTGGTCCGTGGAACCAGAACGCTCCGGGCAACGCCCCGCTGACGGCCTCTGGTACGCAGTGGGAGATCGAGCGGCGCTGGGGTGCGATCAAGGACATGCACCTGGTCCGCGCCCTCGAACCGATCCTCGGTCTCGTCGAGCATCACGGCGACCCGCTCGCTCGCTTGCTCCTGCTGTACTTCGGTTCGGCGGCCATCTTCACCGGCCCGGATCCGAAGCAGTACTCCCTCGGCCCAGGTAAGGGAACGAGCGGCGGCCGAGCTCAAGCCTGGATCGCCTACACGGCTGCCGCGGCGCTGACGTACGTCAACAACGTGTTCGAGCCGGACCTGTACAAGGACTTCCACGACCACTGCTGGCTGTACATCGCGTCGCTGGCGGAGTACCAGATGCCCAACGGCGGCTTCGGGCGCTGGAGCGACGGCAACTTCGAGTTCACGACCGCTCGGAACCAGCTGTACGAGGAGCAGTACGAGATCCTCGCGACGGCTCTGGGCAAGACGGTCGAGGAGCTGAGCCGGACGGAAGAGCTGCAGGCCGAAGCGGCGGCCACGATCCCCGAGGTCGTGCAACCTTGGCAGGACGGTCTGCTGCTCAACGCCTGCTGGGCGGCCGCTCGTGCGACTGGACGCGAGGACGACCTCACGGTGGGCCTCGTCCTGCTCCGCGGCCTGTGGTGCAACCTGACGATCTACAAGGACCCGCTGGCCGAGTCCCACGACTACCGCGTGGGCATCGTCGAGAAGGGCAAGAACCTCACGCACCTCGTCCAGTCGCACTCGGCTGTCGACGCGCTGTACTCCAGCCCGGACTACGAGTCGGGCTCGAACCAGTACAGCCGGACGTACATCCGACGCGTGTTTGCCACGGCGCTCATGCTGACCGGTCGTGACGAGCAGGAGGTGGGTAACCTCACGCTCTACCGCCCGATCATCGAGGCGCTGATCGCGGCCTACGACTCCGACATGGTTACGCAGTTCGCCACCGGTACGTCGATGAACCGGACGACGTACGCGAGCGAGGGCTCGATGGTCCACCACATCCTCGCCCACACGCAGCAGCTGTCGTGACCCTCGACGACGTGACGCCTAGCCGGGCCCGCGTCATCCTTCGTGACGCTCTCAAGGCCTTGAAGGACGAGCTGCCCACTAGGCTTCCCGTCGTCGTCGAGTACCGCGCCCTCGCCGGCGACGCGTGTGCGTACTGCCGCATCGCCAACCGGCGGGGGCGCCGCTCGTTCGTGATCACGATCGAGAAGCGCTACCACGTCAGGCACAGACTGTTCCTGCTCGCCCACGAGTACGCCCACGCCCTCGACTGGTTCAACCACGAGGACCCCGAGCTGGCGTACACGATGCACCCCCCGAGCTTCGGCCTCTGGTGGGCTCGGGCGCACCACGTCATCTTCGGAGACTAGGCGCAACGAGCGTGCTGTACACTCCTCGCATGCCCAGCGGGGAGCAGCGGAAGCGAGAGGAACAGATGGTCCGTCTCGGCAAGAACCGAGAGGAGTCCAGAGCGGCGAAGACGCCCCTGGAGTTCTCGGACCACGGTCGGTTCGTCATCAACCGCTCCACAACCGAACTCGCTGAGCATGTTGGACAGTGGCGGCAGAAGGTCAAGGCCCTCCCCGTCGCGGACGTGCATGCACACGAACGCGAGGTCTTCGATCTAGTGGACCCCCTCCCCGACGACGTACTCGCGTTCTGCGTCGTCGAGGCCACGATCCGCTCTGTTGCGCGAGGCCCCCGCGACATTCACTACGTCGTGAAGGCCATCGCCCGAGGGCTCGAAGAGGAGATCGTCTTCCGAGAGCTGCGACGCGAGGACCCGAAGCGTTGGAACCGTGCTCAGAAACGGTGGGAGACCTTCCGCCCTGCAGCGAAGAAGGCTCGCATCCGTGAGGAGTACGTCGCCGAGGGTCACAACCTGCACGTCTTCAACACCGGGGAGATTGCGCGCCTCGGTCAATGGTGGGTCACGGTGATGCGTCACGTCTCTGGCGTGATCGACATCAAGTACCACCAGCGTGCAGGCCGATGGTTCGTCAGGTTCACCGACGAGTTCGAGGACTGGGTCGAGCGGACGAAGTTCCGCTACCTTGACTACCGCCCGAAGCTCCGATCGTGTGTCGACGAACCGCTGCCTTGGGAGTCGGTCGTTCGCGGCGGCTACCACTCACTGCACTTGCAGCGGCCCTTCGTGATCACGAAGTCGAAGAAGCAGTTCGAGTGGTACAAGGACAAGGGAGTGGGCGCCGCATTGACGGTCGCGAACTACCTCCAGTCCGTCGCGTTCCGGACCGACTCCCTGGTGGTCGCCATGGCGGACCACTACATCGAACACGACATCGAGCGGGCCGGCCTCGCCAAGCCCAAGCCGCGCCGCATCGAGAAGCTCGACCGCGCGACGATGACGCGGGACCAGTACCGCTGGGCGAAGGAGCGGAACAGCAAAGCCTGGCGGAAGAACGAGGAGGAGCGCGGGAAGCGGGCCGCCCAGTTCGACGCCGTCAAGGAACTCAAGGAGGACGAGGGCAAGGACCTGTTCTTCGTCCACCGCGCGGACTTCCGCGGCCGGCTGTACCCCGTGGCCGACACGGTCCACTACCAGGGAGGAGACCTCGTCCGCGGAGCGCTGCGCTTCAAGGAAGGCAAGGTCCTGGAGACCGCTCGCGACCTCGACTGGCTCCGCATCGGCGGCGCCAACCTCTACGGCAAGGACAAGCTGTCCTTCACGGACCGCATCAAGTGGGTCGTCGACAACGAGTCGATGATCGAGGCCATCGCCGACGATCCGCTCGACTGCCGACTGTGGGAGGACGCCGACGAGCCCTTCCAGTTCCTCGGTTGGTGCGCCGACTACGTCGAGGCGAAGAAGGGCAACCCGTCACATCATCCGGTATCGCTCGACGGCACGAACAATGGGCTGCAGCTGTGGGCGCTCTGCCTGCGGGATCCGTACCTTGCTCGCCTGACGAACCTCATGCCGGTCGAGCAGCCCGAGGACATCTACCAGGCTGCCGGCGACCGCGCCCTGCAGTTCCTCGAAGAGGCGCAGTACGAGGACCCGAAGGCGCAGTACTGGTTGGAGGTCTTCCACCAGCAGTACGGCGGGAAGGTGCCTCGCGGGCTCTGCAAGCGCAGCACCATGACGTTCCCGTACAACGTCAGCGAGTGGTCCTCGACGGACTACATCAACGACTGGGTCGTCGAGAACATGCCTCACCTGCTCGTCAAGGGCTTCGGGGCACGGTCGCGGGCCCTTGGTCGCCACATCTGGCAGGCCATCGAGGACGTCCTCCACGGCGCAGTGATCGGACGTGAGTGGCTCAAGGAGTCCGTCGGCGTCATGCTCGACCACGGCGTCGAGCCTACGTGGACCAGCCCGTCTGGCTTCCCGGTACGGAACGTCTTCCAGCGCTCGAAGAAGACGACGATCAAGCTGACGTTCGGGCCTCAGACGCACAAGCGGGCGTGGCACGTCCAGACGGACAAGGTCGACCGAAAGAAGACGGTCAACGCCATCGCCCCGAACTTCATCCACTCCCTCGACGCTGCGTTCCTCCACAACGTGGGGCTGCAGCTGCGCGACGAGGGCCTGCAGTCCGTGCGATTCGTCCACGACTGCTTCGGAGTACATGCCTGCCATGCGGGGAGGCTGTCGGTCGTGCTGCGTGAGCAGCTGCACGATCTGTTCGTGAACAACCCGTTGGAAGCTCTGCGTGATGGGTGGAGTCGTCAGGCTCCGGTCCCCGAGCTTCCGAACCTGGGTACGTTCGACGTCACGCTCGTCAAGAAAGCAATCTACGCATTCGCATGATCTTCAAGCAGACCAAGCGTACGACCAAGTCCGGTGCCCCGATGTACCGCGGTCAGTTCCGCAACGCCCGCACGCGCTGGGCACACCTGAACAAGCCGAACGACCGGTTCGAGTCGGAGAAGGGCAAGCAGAAGTACAGCACCGAGCTGCTGTACGCCGCCGACTCGGAGCAGCACCGCGAACTCGCGGCCGAACTCGAAGCGATCCGCGACGAGTACTACGACCAGGTCGTGAGCGAACTCAAGGCCGGTTCGAAGAAGGACCAGGAGCGGGCCAAGGCGCTGACCAAGCGCCCCGTGTTCCAGATCGCCTACGACCAGGACGACAAGGACACCGGCGACGTCTGGATCCGTACCTCGACGCCGGGCTACCGCAACGTCGGCACGAAGGACGCGCCCCAGTGGGAGCAGAAGAACGTCCGCATCTACGACGTCAAGGGCAAGCTCCTGACGGGCGACGCCGTGCCGCAGATCTACAGCGGCTGGATCGTCCACTGCGACGTCACCGCGTTCGCGTACGTCAACGACGCGGCCAAGGAGGTCGGCGTGGCCTTCGGCTTCAACGCCCTGCAGATCATCGAGCAGGCCGAGTACGACTCGAACCCGTTTGCCGACGAGTCGGGAGCGGACGACGAGGGCGACGACAAGCCGGCCGCGAGCGCCGACGACGACGAAGACGAGGACGACTTCGAGTGATGGTGTATCTCAGCAGTTTCGTGATCGGCTTCGCCATCGGATACGTTGGCGCCGCCGTGTACGACTGGGTCCAACGCCGTCGTCGCAACCAATGACAGAGAGCAGCCGGGCACGGGGTTCCAGATACGAACGCCAAGCGGCGCAAGCCGCACAAAAGTACCTCTACGCGCCTCGTGCCCGGCGCACTGCCCAACGTACTGGGCAGCTTGGTGCGGACCTGGAAGACGTCATGGCGCGCAGCCACGTCGAGGTGAAGCACCGCAAGAGCATGGGCGTGTTCCGGTTCCTGGACCAGGCCCGCGCCGATAAGGGGGAGGGGCAGTACGAGCTGCTGCTCCTGCACGAGAACAACAGTCCGTGGATGGTCGCCATCCCGTTGGGACGAATCGAGGAGTTCGTTGATGACTTCAACCAGAACCGAGCCGCGGCAGATTGACTGGATCGCCGCCGCTTTGTACCAGGGCCACCGCCTGACGCCGCTCGTCGCGGCCACGCGCTACGGCATCATGTCGCTCACGTCGAGGATCGCTGAGCTTCGCCACGAGTACGGCTTGCCCATCGTAGCCACCTCCCACGTTGACTTGGACCACACGCGGTACAAGTCCTACACGGGGTTCAGCTTAGCCTTCTGCCGCCGCTACGAGCAGCTCGTCAAGCAGGGCCGCCTGCAGAAGGTGTCGCTGTGATCTGGGGTCCGTACAAGCGGTCGGGCATCTACCGCGCTGACTGGGTCCGCGTCAGCGAGGATACGGACGACGGTCCCCTTGAGCTGTGCGAAGTCGTGAGCGACGTGTGGGACATTCCCGACGACGCTGAGCGCCTGTGGCTTGAGTTCCGTTCGGGTCTCAGCTCCCACCACGATCGCTATGACATGCCATCCGGGGACGAAGCCGTCGTTGAGTTCTGCCCGTGGGCCTCGCTCAGCGATTCCGGTGTGCTGTGGATCTCGCACGCTAAGTGCCACTTGTCGCAGTTCTGTATCGATCTGTCCCACCAGCAGCAGAGAGCTGTGGCGCGCGAGTTCGACTACGACCAGAGCTTCCTCATCTACTGCTGGTACGAGTGATGGCCATCGGAAGCAACCCGTCAGAGGACGACCGGGAGGAGGACGTCAAGCAGCTCCTCAAGGAGGGGCTCCAGCTGCCGCTGACCTACTCCTTCGACCAGGTCGCCGAGTCGTTCGACCCCGTCGAGAAGCCCTCTCACTACAACTGGCTCCCCGGCATCGAGTGCAACCACGTCACTCGATGGTTCAACTTCAACCTCGGTAACGTGATCAAGTACGTATGGAGAGCAGGGAAGAAGCACAGCGCCTCGAAGCGGCAGGACCTGGAGAAGGCGATCAAGTACCTCCGGATGGAGCTGGAGTGGCTGGACGAGATGGAGTCGAGCAGCGACTCGTAGACGCGTGCGAGCAGATGGCGAAGGCCTTCGACCAGGCCGGCCTTGACGGGGGTTCGCTGGCGTCTGTCCATGCCCGCATCCGAGGTATCGTCTATCAGGCGGACCTCACGTACAACGAACGGAAGCTGATTCTCAAGCGAGTAGGAGCCTGGTGATGGGAAAGTACGCAGCGCGAGGGCTGCCGTGCTTGGACACGGAGGGGTGCCGAGCGAGCGATGCACGCGCGGAGTTCGCCGACGGGAAGGGGAGCTACTGCTTCTCGTGCCAGACATACTTCCACGACGACGGGTCGGCGAAGTGCGCTACTGAACCGCAGTTCACGGAGAAGGGGGACTACGAACTCGTGGTCTTCTCGGATCCGGCCGGCCTCAAGCGTGGGCTCGACCCGCGGCAGTGCGACCGCTTCGACTACCGCATGGGTCAGTTCAACGGCAAGAAGGTCCACGTCGCCGTGTACCGGGACGCCGAGGGGAAGATCCAGGGATACAAGTGGCGGGGCAAGGGGAAGAGCTTCGGCTGGGTAGGCCGCGGTAAGCCTTGCTTCTACGGCCAGCACGCTTGCGAGGGCACGAAAGTTCTCACGATCACGGAAGGCGAGATCGACGCCCTGTCGGTCGCCACGATCCAACAGAAGGACTGGCCCGTGGTGTCTCTCCCCGACGGCGCCGGCTCCGTCGAGACCGTGTTCAAGGAGCACATCGACTGGCTCCGCAAGTTCGAGAAGATCGTCCTCGCCTTCGACATGGACAAGCCGGGGAGGGAGGCCGTCGAGAAGGCGGTCAAGCTCCTGCCGCCCGGCGTCGCCTACGTCGCTGACCTCCCGCTCAAGGACCCGAACGAGGTCCTCAAGGAGAAGGGTCGCGACGCCCTCCACTGGGCGCTGTGGAACGCGAAGGTCTACAAGCCCGAGACGATCGTCGGACAGGAGGACGTCTTCACCCTGCTCACGAAGAAGCGCGAACGCGGCGTGCCGTTCGCCTTCAAGTGCGTCGACGAAGCGCTGTACGGCCAGCGCGCTGCTGAGATCACGATGCATGGCGCCGGCACCGGGGTGGGTAAGACGACCATCATGGCCGCGCAGGCCAACCACTTGATCCAGCTCGGCCAGCGCGTCGGTGTGATCTTCTTGGAAGACACCGTGCAGGAGGCGGCACTCAAGATCCTGTCGCACCGCGTCGGTCACAACCTGATCACGGACTTCGACTGCGACTACTCGGTCTACGAGAAGGAGTGGTCTGAGATCCAGAATGGCCTGGAGTTCTACAACCCCGAGGCCGGCTGGAACCCGGAAGACATCACCGAGGCGATCCGCTGGATGGCGTCGGGGCTCAAGTGCAACACCGTCATTCTCGACCACGTCTCAGGCGCCGTGTCTGGTGTCGCGACCGAGGGCGACGAGCGGAAGCGCATCGACGAACTCATGACGCAGTTCCGCCAGATGGTGATCCGATACGGCTTCCACCTGCACCTGGTGTCGCACCTGTCGCAGCCGGCGAAGGATCGCCGCACGCACGAGGAGGGCGGAGCGATTCGTCTCACGGACTTCCGCGGCTCGGGCACGCTCAAGCAGATCCCGAACAGCATCCTCGCCTACACGCGCGACACGCAAGCGGAAGAGCCCGAGGACCGCGACACCACGGCGATCTACTCGCTCAAGGCTCGGATCACGGGGATCACGGGCCACATCGGGAACCTCATCTACGACCGGAACACCGGCCTACTCACCGAAGCATGACCGACGCGTACCAGAACCTGCGGATCCGACGCCTGGAACGCCAGGTCGCCGACCTCTCGCGCCGCGGCCAGCGTGACTCGACCTTCGCGCGCGAGGTTGCGACGGACTTCCCTGCAGCCGGAGGCGGGCCCCAGGTCGGTAAGGTCCGTCTGTGGACGACCAGCAACCTCAACCGCACGACCGTCTTCACGGTGCCGTTCGTCACGGCCGGCGGCTTCGTCGGCAACCCGGACTTCTGGGAGTTCGACGCCAGCAACCGGATCGAGATCGGCGAGACTGGGCGCTACCATCTGCACTTCACAGCGCGGATGGAGGGCTCCGGCGCACCACGGTGCATCGTGGCGTGGGGCATCTTCGCCAACGGCGACACGCTCCCGCTGAACGACTTCATGTCTCCGTCGAACAGGACGGACTCGAACAGCGGATGGCCCATCGGCGTGTCGTTCTCCACTTCTCAGCCGTTGACCGCCGGCGACTACCTGGAAGTCAAGACGCTCCGCGAGGGCCTCGCCGGCGACGTGTTCCTCGGCGGCTCGCCCACGCGCCCCGAGGCCGAGCTGATCTTGGAGTACTTCGGATGATCATCTTCGACGTCGAAGCGAACGGGTACTTGGAGGAGGCCACGCGCATCTGGTGTGTGGTCTGCTTCGACACGAAGACCAAGGAGTGGTACGAGTTCGGTCCCGAGGACCTGACCGGGTTCCGAGATCTGGTCGAGCGGAACGCGTCCGAGAAGTTCTGCGCCCACTCCGGATTCAGCTACGACTTCAAGTTGCTCGACAAGCTGTGGCCGGAGTTCGCTGACCTGGTCCCGGCGGAGCAGCGCGTCGACTCGCTCGTCTACGCCCGCCTCGCTATGCCGGACGCTGACGGCTTCTGGATCGAGCAGGAGGACGGGACCAAGAAGAGCGAGATCCACACGATCCGCGCATGGGGACGTCGCCTCGGGATCGAGAAGGGGACGTTCGGCTACACGCATGGCTTCGACGAATGGCACCCGGACATGCTCCCCTACTGCCGGCGCGACGTCGAGGTCACGCTGGCCATGATGCGACACCTCCGCAAGGAGTACCCGTGGGTGTTCAAGGAGGAGTGCGGCGCCCTGGAAATGGCGTTCGCCCGCTGCATCCAGGGGATGATGGACGTCGGCGTGCCGTTCGATCCGGAGCGCAGCGAGGTCGTCGCCGACCGCGTCGAGAAGCGCCTCGCTCTGCTGAACAACGAGATCGTCCGGCACCGGCCCTACTTCGTCGAGCACTACGTGACTCCGAAGAAGAAGCTGCCCCGGACCAAGTACATCCCGTTCAACCCCAACAGCCGGCAACACGTCGTCAAGCACCTCCAGCTCAAGTACGGCTGGACGCCGACGAAGTACACCAAGTCCGGTCAGGTGGCGCTGGACAACAAGGTCATCGAGGAGCTTCCGTACGAAGAGGCCCAGCCCCTCGCCGAGTACCTCCTCCTCAAGAAGGTGATCGGCTACCTCCGCACAGGGAGCGAAGCGTGGACGCACCACTACAACCCGACGACCGGCAGGATCCACGGCTTCATCAACCACAACGGAGCCGTCACCGGACGATGCACCCACTCCCGACCGAACACTGCGAACATTCCTGCTAGAGGGGTGGGTGCCGAGTGCCGGTCGCTTTTCGTCGCCCCCGAAGGACTGGTCCTCGTAGGCTGCGACGCCGGAAAGCTGGAGCAGATCACGCTGGCGAATAGCCTCTACCCGTTCGACGGTGGGCGGTACATCGAGTTCGTCCTCAACGGGGACGTCCACGTAGAGGTCCAGAAGGCTGTCGGTCTGCCGTCGCGCGACAAGGCGAAGACCTGGGGCTACGCCAACATGTACGGCGGCGGCTACCACAAGCTCGGCAGTATCCGCGGCTTCGACGACGAGAAGCACTTCGAGCGGTACGTCAACAGGAACAAGCAGCTCCAGAACAGCATGATCCGCTCGTACAAGCGGCGGTTCAAGCGCAAGCCGCCGGCGGACTACGGTCCGTTGTGCGTGCTGGGCAAGGAGTTGAAGGACAAGTTCCTCAAGAACATGGAGGGCTTCGAGGACTTCCAGAACTTCCTCATCGAGCAGATGCGGGAGAAGCGGACAGTCACGGGCCTCGACGGACGAGAGATCCCTGTTCGTGCCAAGCACTCGATCATCAACGCCAAGAACCAGAGCGACGGCGCGGTGATCATGAAGTGGGCGACGGTCGAAGCGTGCCACCGGCTCGCTGGTAAGGCCGAACTCGTCCTCCACGTACACGACGAGTTCCAGTTCCTCACGACGCCCGAGCTGGCGGAGGAAGTGGGACAGACGCTGGCTGCGTGCATCACGGAGGCGGCGGAGCACTTCGGCTTCGCGCTCCCGCTTGGTGCGGACTACGCTGTCGGCCAGACCTGGAAGGAGACACACTGATGAACGAGGACTTGAGCGAACTCATGGAACTGCTGACGGAGCTGGTGGGCTCCGAGACGGCATCCCAGGTGGTTGGTGAAGGGGCGGCGCTCGGCGCCAAGATGGCGATCGCTTCGCTCCCGAACTCTTCGAAGGAGCAGCTCATGGGTGTCGTCGACGACGCCGAGGCGTTCTTGGTACGCCTCAAGGACGACGTCCTTCCGGTCGTTCGTCGCCACATCGAGGAGAGCCACTGATGAAGCTGCTGGTCGACGGCGACGAGTTGGTCTACCGTCAATGCACGGTCTCGACCTACGAGCAGGAGTGGCCGAACGGGATGGTCTCGGTCGACGTGGACGCCGACGAGGTCGTCGCTGACGTCGAGCGCCGGATCCAGACCATGGTCACCAAGGTCGGAGCCGACGACCACGTCCTGGCCTTCTCCTGCGCGTCGAAGGACGTCTGGCGTAAGGACCTCGATCCCTCGTACAAGGAGGACCGGGACCACCGCCGCAAGCCGCCGGCCTACGGCCTGGTCGTGGAGCGTCTCCGCGAGCGGCACCGCGTCCTGACCTTCCCGCGGCTGGAGGCTGACGACATCCTTGGGATCATGCAGACCCGGCCGAAGCCGACGGTCATCGCCGGCCAGGACAAGGACTTCCTGACCCTCGCCGGCACGGTGATCAACCCGAAGACCCTGGACGTCCAGGAGGTCACCCCCGAGGAGGCCGACCTGAACCACCTGCTCCAGGCCCTGATGGGCGACAAGACGGATGGCTACTCCGGGTGCCCTGGGATTGGCAAGGTCCGCGCTGAGCGGATCCTGGTGCCCCTGATGGGCGACCTCCCCGCTATGTGGGCGGCCGTCGTGAAGACCTTCGAGTCGAAGGGCCTCACCGCGGACGATGCCCTGCTCAACGCCCGCCTCGCGCGGATCGTCCGGGACGAGGACTGGGACCGCAAGAACAAGCGCGTGCGGTACTGGACTCCCCCCGAAGTTCTCTCGCAAACGGATACCCAGGATGCCTAAGCCCATTCCCAAGTTCCCTTTCATCAGTGAGGAGTTCATGGTCGCGCTGCGCCATCGACTCCAACCGTCTGCCTTCGACGTGACCAAGGTGAACAGGGACGTCCTCGTCGCAGACCGCGTCCGACAGGAAGTCATCGAGATGCTCGAACAGGAGCGCGAGCGTCAGAAGACGCCGGACTGATCCACGAGGGAGCCCACGCGGCTCCCTTTTCTTTTGCCCCCGCTGAACCTCCATGTGTACAGGCGCCGAAGTGGCCCTCTTGACGATCGGTACTGCCAGCACGGCGTACTCGATCGAGAAGGCCAACGATCCTGACCTCCCCAAGCCGGACGTGCCTCCGACCCCGCTACCGGACGCGGCGGCTGCTGACACGGAGATCGAGACGCTGCGCCGTGACGACCGGGAGAACAAGCTCAACCGGATGGGCGTCAACTACTTCCGGACGACCACGCCGAACCGGAATCTGATCACCCGCTGATGGAACAACCCTCTCTCGACGCCATCTGGCAGAAGGCCGAACTCGAACGCGCGAGCTTCCTCAAGCGCGCCATCGAGAACTCGCGCTTCACCGATCCGTCGCTCTACCCCGAGGGTACGAACTCGCGAACGTATCCGGGCCGGCCCGTCCAAGAGGTCCGGTACACGTTCCAGTCCCTGGGCGCGGAAGGGCTGGCGAACCTGCAGTCGCACATCACGCTCCAGCAGATCCCGCATGACGTCCCGTTCTTCCGCGCTCACCTTCCCATCGATCGCAACGCGCTGAGCCCCGACAACCAGGTCAAGGTTCGGGAGAAGCTCGCCGAGATCGACCTCGCCATCCTGGAGCGCATCCAGGAGCTGCACGTCCGCCAGATCTTCACCGAGCTGGTGCCGTTCCTGCTGGTCGGCGGGACGTGTGTGATCGACTACCGCTACGCCGACGAGATGGGCATGCCTTGCTTCCACACGCTGGAAGACGTGGCGCTCATGGTCGGGCCGCGTAAGGAGATCAACGCCCTCGTCGTCCGCGAGGGGGTCGCGTTCGAGGACCTCCCGGAGCACGGCGACATGATGGCTCGTCTCACGAGTACCAGCCCGTCCACGTTCAGCATGGAGCAGCCGATCGTGTTCACCGGCCTCGTCCGTCAGCCCGACGGTCGGCTCAAGATGTGGCAGGAAGTCCACTTCGAGAACGCCATCGGCAAGGACGTCTCGTACAAGGGAGGCTACGTCCGCCCCAACACCGAGCAGTACTTCGACAGCGACGAAGACGCGCCCCTTCACGTCGTGACCACCGGGTGGCACAACAAGGAGAACTACGGCCGCGCTTGGGTCGATCCGTTGCTGCCCGACCTCGCTTCGTTCAACGGCCTCACGCAGGCCCTCGTCGAGGCGGCGGTCTTCTCCTCGGAGAACAAGATCCTCGTCCGTCCTGGTGGAGCTACGCAGATCGCCGACCTCGAAGAGGCCGAGAACGGCGCGTACATCCCCGGCCGCGAAGAGGACATCGGCGTGGTCAACCAGCGCCAGAACCTCCCCGACCTGTCGTGGGCGTTCCAGGTCCACTCCAAGCTCGAAGAGCGCCTGTCGCGCCGCTTCCTGATGTTCCTCGGTGTCCGCCGCGAAGGCGAGCGAGTCACCGCTGAGGAGATCGCACGCTCGGCGTTTGAGCTCGACAAGGGCACCGGCGGTCTGCCGGCTCGTCTGCAGCTCGCGTTCCAGCGACCGCTCGCGCTATGGATCTGGCGGAATCTCAAGGAGAACGACCGCGTGGCGTCCATCGTCGAAGAGCTTGAGCAGCACCTCCCCGAAGGCGAGGAGGTCGGCATCGAGTTCACGACCGGCGTCGAGACGCTCGGACAGGCTCAGTACCTGCAGCGCCTCACCATGGCGGCTCAGACGCTCAACGCCACGATCGGCGCGGACGCCTTCATCTCGACCACGCACATCCCGCGTCTGGTCCGAGAGGTGTACATCGGAGCCGGCATCCCGGACCCGAGTTTCGTCAAGACCGAAGAGGAGCTGGCGCAAGACCAGGCCCAAGAGCACCAGCGTGCCATGGCCCTGCAAGCCGCCGGCCCCCTGACCCAAGCCGCCATCCAGCAGTAAGGAGGAACAGTGGCCAGCATCGACCCCACCCAACGCGGTAACCGCGAAGACCAAGTACCGCCCAGCCAGCGACGCCAAGCGCAGGAGACCCCCCGTGAACAAGATCAAGACCCTGGCGCTGGAGACGCTGCTGACGATCGTCGTGACTCTCGAAGCGCTGACGGAGGCGGCGGCGATCCTCGCCCGCAAAGCGATGCGGGTGCTCAAGGAGGCCAGCCGGAAGGCGAAGGCGCTGCGGATTCGGCTGACGAATCTGTTCCGGTAAGCGTCCGCCTGGACAAGGACGCCGCGACGAAGACGTCGACCGCGCCCACTGCCCAGGACATCGTCGCCGACATCGCGGCGAACGCGGAGCGCAAGCTCTCGGACGAGATGGTCACACGCATGCGCGAGGCCGGGATGAGCGACGACGTCATCGAGATGAGCCGCCAGGCCGCGGCGACGTCCGTGGATCAGCGCAACCGCGCCATCGCGGCGGAAGCCGGCGGCGGGAAGAACTGGGAGAAGATCCAGCAGTGGGCGGCGAAGAACCTGAACGACGCCGCCCTCGACCACTACAACGCCGGACTCGACAACGTCGACGAGGGCGTGGCGCGGCAGACCGCACGCGACCTCGCGGCGGCCTACTTCCAGGCCACGGGTAAGGCGTACAAGAACCACGCCACCGGTCAGAACGGCCGCGCCCCGCAGGACACCAACACGCAGCCGCCGATCACCGACGTGGACGACTACCACAAGCGGGTGAAGGACCGGCGCTACAACAACCCGTCCGAGGAGGGCCAGCGCTACACGCGCGAGGTCAACCAACGTCGCCGAGAGTTCATGGCCGGCCGCGCCCACGGCGTCCGCGTCTCCCGCTCGGCCACCAAGCAGATGCCCCGATGATCAAGCTCACTCTCGCGTCCTTCGCCCTTGTCTTCGGTATGAGCGCCTGCGGCTCTCTGGGCGAGTGGCTGAACGAACCGGTGGAGGAGCCCCTCGTGGGCACCGTCGACCCCACCCCCGACACGCCCGTGACGAACGCTGACCAAGCGGCCTCGGGCGTCAAGACCTTCGGCGGCTACCTGGGCTTCGGCCCGCTCGGCGACGCCGTCGCTGCCCTCATCATCGCCGCGGCCGGTATGACCGGCGGCGTCACGAAGGGGCAGCTGAAAGAGAAGAAGAAGCAGGAAGAGGCGGTCGGTCTGACGATCACGCCGCCTCCGACGCAGACTCCCTGACACACGGAGACACAGTCAGCGGGCCTTGTACCGTTGACCCCTGACGAAGTGGTCGAGGCGGGAGTCTTCAAACCCAACCCGTAACTGCAACCCCGCCTCATCCAATGGCCATCGCAGACATTTTCACTCCTGGTACCGACGTCGGTGGAACCGACACCCAGGAACTCTTCCTGATCGACTGGACCGACGATGTCGTCCTCGCGTACGAGCGCAAGTCGGTCACCGAGGGACGCTTCGCCCGCAAGTTCACCACCGCTGGTGACATGAAGGCGGCGCAGTGGATCCTCACCGCCCGCCGGGAGGCTCAGCACCACGCTCGTGGTGAGGACCTCGTCACCGACGGGACGTACCTGGGCTCGACGCAGAGCACTCAGCGTCTCGCCTACTTCGATCGTCCGTGGGTCGCCCCCGTTCTGATCGACGACATGGACCGTGCTCAGACGCACTGGCCCGCCACCGCCGAGGAGCGTCGTCAGGCCGCCGAGGCCATCACGCGCGGTCTCGACAGCTACCGTCTCCGTCTCCTGGCCCGCGCGGCTTGGCGACACGACGACACGGCGGCCGGCGCTCAGGCTCTCAGCACGACTCCTGACGCCAACGACCTCACCTTCCTTCCGGGCCTCAAGGCCTCGCGTACGGTCGTGGCTGGAAACGATTCCGGCCTCGGTCTCAACGCGAGCAACTTCATGGATCCGGCGTCGGGCGACCCGGCGGTGGATCTCGACATCATCAGCTACATGGCTGCGGCCTTCGATGACAACGAGGTTCCCGAGGAAGACCGCGTGCTGTACCTGAACCCCACCCGGTACACGTACGCGGTCAACAACTTCTCCGACATGATCGACCGCGACTTCTCGGGCCAAGGCTCGAAGGCGATGCGGAAGGTCCCCTACGTCCTGGGCTTCGAGCTGGTCAAGACGACCAACATGCCGACCCAGCAGATGAACGATGACCCCAACATGCCCGTTGGTCAGGTCACGCCGGGTGTCGGTTCCAACACCTACTACCATCACGCCGATGGTCTCGCGGCCCTCTTCGGTTCGCGCGATGCAGTGGGTGAAGTCGTCCTGGGTTCGGACGGCTTCGGTGCGGAGTCGGAGCGCCAGGCTCGCCTGGTCTCGGACTTCATGAACACCCTCTGGTACGGCGGAGCCACCGAGCTTCGCTGCGAGGGTGCCGGTGCGGTCTACACCTCCGCCACCGAGGAGAACCGCAACACCGTCTGATCGGGAACTCCTCCCCTCCCTGGCCCCCCGGCAGTTCCTCCTGCTGTCGGGGGGCCTCTCCCCTACACTCCTGAATGTCCAACATCAATCCCGCCACCCGGACCAACCGGGACACCGCGATCAACCGCGTGCTGAACGCGCTGGGCGAGCCGGCCGTCGCTAACCCGACGTCGGTCACGGATGACCAACGCATTCTGGAGATCGACGACGCGATCGACGAGGCCGTCAAGAACATGGAGAAGGCCAAGAAGGATCTTCCAGTGCTGATCAAGCGGCTGGCAAGTGTTGGTAAACAGTGGGACGCGATGTGCGAGGCGAATGGCAACAAGCAATTGACGTTCTCGCGCCAAGAGGTCTTCGATGTCTACAACGGATTGATAACCGCCC